TTTTTTTAGAAACTGAATTAGCTGACATATATATAATACCGCATCTGGAGCGAAAATTCACAAAAAAACCATAACGAAAAACAATAAAGCCATAAGCACAAACTCTTGTAAACAGGCTCTGAGAGTCCATACTGGGGGATGGGGTAGGAAGGGGGAATTCTTCGGGGGTTGATTGAAAAGCGAAAAGAAGATAGACGGCCACGAAACCTAGAAAAATTGGCCGTCAAAAGAAATAAAAAAAAGGAGTATCTTTTCGCTTTTCAATCCAGCAAATAAGCCTGCGAAGCAGTCCCTATTCTTGGGCGGTATGTGCGACTGGGCAGTCAAAAAGACCACGGCCACAAGGCCTACACGATGAGATACTTAGTTTGGCCGTGGTAGGATGCCCACGGCGGAACACATACACGCCCACATGTTTTAGCCTGCGAAGCAGTCCATATCAGGGGAACGGCCTTTAGCGTTTTGTAAAAGATAAGCGTAACGAATACAAGGGGTTTCAATATCAATCCTTATTTCACATTCTCAAGAATTTAATCGTAAATCTCTATTAATAACTTGTACACCTTGATATAAATATGTTTATGAGTGAAAGTCAGCAAAACATTAAACAAGAAGCAAAAAACAAAGGCGGTCGTGCAAGAGACGGCTCTTATAAAAAACTTCCTTTTGAGAAAAAACCGATTCGTGTAATTTCGGAACTTATTCCCAAAATTCGAGAATTGGAATCTGATTTTATTCAACAAAACTACCCTAAGCAAGAAAATTAAATAAATGGCCGATTGGTTTAAGTTTTATTGCGATGAACTTGACAAAGAAGAGTTTATTGCGGCTTGGGATGAGTGTCCCTCGCTTCCTGTGATTCTCATCTGGGCTCGTGCTCAGGCCACCAAAGCCAAAGATTCAACTTTTCAATTGAGAAACAAATATCAAATCGTTGGACTCTGTAAGAAACTCAGGATTACTGAGCACGAATTGCAAAGCGGCTTACAGCTCTTGGTGAGCATTGGATATATTGAATTAATTAATGAGACCGTTAAAATACTTGGCTGGGATAAGCTTCAATCTAAATATCTTTATGAGCAAACTAGAAAAGGCAAAAAACAAATTACTGAGACTTCAACTACTACCCACAAACTACCCACAAACTATTCACAAACTACCCACATTGTGAACACAGAAAACCCACAAACTACCCTAGGAGGAGAGGAGAGGAGAGGAGAGGAGAGGAGAAGAGAGGAGAAGAGAGGAGGGGAAAAGGAATTTGAACTTTTACAAAAGCATGGTTTAGCAGACCCCCTTCTTTTTTCTTTTTTTATTGAACTCAAGAATCTTTACAAAGATATGAATATTTCTATTTCATCTCCTGTTGCAACTGTCAATGCACTTAAGCAAGTTTTAGCAACTGGAGATAGTCAAGATATAATTAAGAAGCGTTTACACAAAGCTATGTTTGATTCACAATACAAAATCAAAGTTACACAGCATGGTTTCGGACTTTTGAATTTTTGTGAGCGTTACTTCAAGATTAGAAAAGAGTTTTACTTTCCCTCAGAGCCAGAACTAATTAAACAAACTGAGTCGGTTGGTATTCCTTGTCCTCCTGAGATTAGGCAAGCCATGAGGCAGAAGCTAGGCATACAGCCAGTAGTTTGACGCTGGATTAAGGAGCGAAGCGATATATCGGTGCGTGAAATTTCTACAAAAAAACGGATGTCTAAAAAAGAAAATGGTTTATTCAGAAAAAATAAAAAAGGAAGCTTATCAAGCATATATGAAAGGAAAAAGCTATCAAGAAATCTCAAATTATCTTAAATCGACTTTCAAAAAAGAAACTAAAAACCTCCATCGTTCAACGATTGAAAAATGGGCTTCGGCTGGGTTATGGATTGAGGATAAAGCTAAAATCGCAAAGAAAGCACTCAGGAAGGCAAAAAGTAAGAAACCTGAAGAAAAGCCTAAAAAAGAAAATATTTCTAAATTGCTTGTTCAATATCACGCTGACTCATATGAAATGGATAGTGAATTGAGGCTTTTAGCCCATGAAAAACTTAAAAGCTATTTTGATTCAACTGAATGTGAGTCTTTGACGATAAAACAATTTTTGGAAGTATTCAAAATTTCAACAACGAACATAATTAAACTTTATGAAATTGCAAAAGGTCGTGAGCCTGTTGATGAGTTACTAGACGATTTACTAAAAATGCGAGGACAAAAATGAATTATCAAAAAATCCATGAATTAATTAATGCCGTTAAGTCAATGCGAAAAGCACAGAAGAATTATTTTGCAACTAAGAATCATTCTTTTCTTCTTGAATCAAAGCATTTTGAAAAAAAAGTAGATGTATTGTTGCAAGAAGCTGAAGTAGACAGCTTTCAGACGTCTCTTGATGTTGGGAAATTACAATGATTTCGATACAAGAACAGATTAGACACCAGCGAAAAAAAATTAAGGAATATCAAATTGCCTTAAAAAGAGCCAGAGAGCATTGCTCATCAGACACTCGTGAAAGTACTATTGCACAAATTCAGAATAGAGCAATCTTTGAAGAGGCTATTCTTAAAACTTTAATGAGTCTTTATTCAGGAAACCAAATTAATTTTGTAAACGGAGAAAAAAACCAATGATTAAATATATAAAAAAAGTCGAAATTACTTTATTTCACTCATTTTTCCCTGAGGAAAGCGAAGCTGAAAAACAAGAAATGTTAAGGCTAATTGACGAAATACAAAAAACAGAGATTGAAAAAAAGAAAATAGTTGCTGATTTTGCCTCTAAATTAAAATCTATTGAATCAGCTTTTAAATTAACTGCTGAAAATCTCCGCCGCAATGGAGAAGACAGGGAAATCATGACTGAACTATATTTTGATTTTCTTAATGAAAAACGAATTTATAAAAATGCAAAAGGTGAAATTGTGCGTATAATGCCCTTTCAAGAATCCGATTATGAAACCTCTGTTCCAATTGGAATAAATAAGCTAGTTGAATTGGAAGACGATTTTGAAACAGTTCAAAGTTATGAAGATTTGCCGAATGAGATTGAAGTATCAGATAAAGGTATAGAAAACATAAAAGTCATTGATGGGAAAATTTACAAAAAGAAGGAAAAAGGAAAAGATTTAGAAACTGCATGATGTGGATTTAGAATACTGTTATGAACGTTTAGAATATGCCCCGCATCGGGGGCAAAGGCTTATTCATGAGGCCGCTCGGAAATATCGTAATTTATGCGTTCTTTTTGGCAGACGTGGTGGAAAATCACACTGTACAAGTTTCGAAGGGGTTCTCGGTCTTCTTGAGCCCCCTCATCCTGTTTTCGGCTCTCCGTGCGTTCTAGTAACTGCCCCAAGTGCAGATTTAACTAAAGCCGTTTTTGAAAGAGCTCATGACTTAATTTTTAAGCAATTATCTGCATATAGACCTCATTTTAATCGAACAGAAAGATTTATTGAACTAAGAAAACTAGGTTCTACATTATTCACTAGGTCAGGTGATAAGCCAAAGAGTTTAGTCAGCCGTGGTTATTCAAAAGTTATTATTGATGAGTCTGGTTTTTTCCGTGATGAAAGTTTCAGGGAATTAAAACCTGCTTTGTTAGAACGTCAAGGCCAATTAATCGCTATTGGCGTCCCCATGTTGCAAAATTGGTACTATGACCTATACAAGGACGCAAAGCGAAAAGATCCAGATACTTTTCAATTACAACTTCCAAGCATTGTAAATCCAGCTATTTCTTTAAATGAATGGCATAAGCTTTTTAGAACAACTTCCAGAGCGGAATTTCTTCGTCAATATTGCGCAAAGTTTCAAGAAATTTCGGGAACTGTTTGGAAATTATCTGATTTGGAAAAAATAAAAGGAAGTTTTTATGAAAATTTTCCGATTTCTGGATTTGATTATTTTGCAGGTGTTGACTTTGCAAGAAAGCAAGATAACACAGTGGTGACAATTGCTAAACGTGTTAACAAGTTTGTTTCTGTTGTGGATAAACTTACTTTGCATGGTGGAAACTGGGCAAGCCAAATGTTTAGAATTGCTGATTTTTTGAATTATTGGAATGTAACTAATGCTTATTGTGATGCCACTGGAATCGGAGATGCTTTGATTGAGCAGCTAGCAGATAAAACCACGGCTGGAATTACACCTTTTATATTTACTAATGAAACAAAGACTGATGTAATTGATATTTTGACGGTAAAGATAGAAGCTGATTTAATTGAAATACCAGAACAGCTAATTGAATATCATAATGAATTAAAGATTTATGAATTTGAAATTTCAAAAACAGGATTAAGAATTTTCAATGCGCCTGAAGGTTATCATGACGACCATGTAATTAGTTTGGCTTTGGCCGTTACTGCTTGCGAAAGAGGATATTTTGAATAATGCTCACTAAATTAAAAAGTTTATTTACTTCTAATGAAACCAGAAGAGAAGCTTCATATTTTTCTAAAGTTGAAATGCCTTACTATGGTTTAAACAACACAGAGAATTATTTAAGGAATCTTGTTAAACGGCTTCCTTTGGCTGCTTCTTGCACATCTTTGAGAGCTCGGAAGGTTAGGTTTAACCCTTGGAAAATAGTCGATGAACACGGAAAAGAAGTAAAAAAACATAATATTTATCCACTTATCAAGCCTAATTCATTCCAAACATTTGGGGAATTGCTAGAGCTCATGGTCTGGCATTTAGACTCTTTGGGAAATTCTTATTCCGTAAAAATCAAGAGAAATAATTTACCTTTTTCTTCAATTTATCTTTTAAGACCTCAGCAAGTAACGCCATTCACGATTGACGATTTATTTGTAACTAAATATGAATATCAGACTGGAGATAAATTACTTGAATTCGAGCCAAATGAAATCATTCATGTGAAATATCCAAATCCTTTAAGCCCTTGCTATGGCCTCGGATTAATACAAATGGCTGAATTACTTCTTCAGAGGAATCTCAATCGTGATTCTTACATGGAATCCTATTACAAAAACGGAACTGTTTTAAGCGGAATATTTACTACTGATTCAACCAGTGTTTCAAAAGACCAGATAGACAGAATGAAGCTATCTTTTGAAACAGCCGTATCAGGAGTTTCTAACTTTTTTAAATCATTTTTCGTTTGGGCTGGTTTTAAGTTTCAACCTGTAAGCACTAACAACAGAGATTCTCAAGACGTTGAACAAACCAAATTAACTACAGACCATATTTTGGCAGCTTTTGGTGTACCTGGTGCACTACTTGGATTTACCGATGGTGTTAATTTTTCAAATGCTGAGATTCAAGAAAGAGTATTTATTAACAATACTTTGATTCCGCTTTTGTTAAGGCTTGAAGAGGTTATAACTGAGGAAATTGTTAAACCCTTTAATCCTTCATATCGGTTTGAATTCATTAAACCTGTTAACGAAAATCTTAATCTGAAATCCGCTTGGGTTTCTAAAGCATTTCAAGATAATGTAATTTCAAAAGAACAGTACGCAAAATTAATGGGAGTTGAATCAGATGCAAAAGACGGCCAAGGGCAAGATAAACCTGCAGCTTAACGAAACGAAGAGTTACAAACAAGAAGGTGACGATTATTTAGATGTCAAGATTAAAGGCTATGCCTCTACACATGACATAGATCGATACGGGGAACACTTTGTTTTTGGTGCATTTTCTAAAGCTGTTAACAAGTATCTTTCAGGGAATCCAGTGCTTTTAATTGACCATAATCAGGGAGTGGCTTCAATTGTTGGTCGTGTGAATTCATTGACTGAAGATTCAAAAGGTTTATTTATGGAGGCCACTATTACAAATGACCCACAATTTAAGTCATTACGCTATAGAATTGTCGAGGGCTTGGTTAATTCTGTCTCTGTTGCTGGGCGGTGGAGCTACGAAGGGAAAGCAATTAAAGAAGTATCTGACCTTTATGAAATTAGCCTTGTTGCTGTGCCTGCAAATGCTGGGGCTTTGATTTCAGCGAAGTCTTTTGAAAAAGATGATAATTTAAAAGATAAGATAATTCTTAACATTAAACAATAATCAAACAAATGGAATTAACTAAAGACGAACTCGGTGTATTGATTAAAGGCGCAGTTAATGATGCGTTAGCCAAACACAAGGATGATGTAACACCAGACCAAAGTAAACAACGCTCAAACAACGAGCGAAGCGATATATCCGCTGAC